TGAATAATTGCTTCGTGCCATGGTCGGTCTCTCCTTTACGTTTTTCTGATGATACCATGTTCACGATGTTTTTGGAAGCCGTGGTCCGGATCCTGGGGACCATTATATTGCTAAGATACCATATGATCACGAACAAGTTAAACAGATTGCAGAACGGGGACAGCTTCTGACAAATTTGTTAGATAACAAGGTTCGTAGCGTAAATAGATACTGTGATAAGCAAACAATTATTGAAAACGATCAAAGGGGATAGTTGATAATGAAGAAAAAAGGTATTATTGTTTTGATAGTATTAGTTGTTGTGGTTGGGGCTATAGTTGCTTTTAATCTGTATACATCCCACCGAAATGAAAAAGAGATTTTTAATGAGGTTAGCGCTGTTATAGATGAGAATTTGCAGAAGGTATATAGCAGCCACAACGCTGAGGAATATGGATTAAACAACATACAATACGAAATTACAAGTATCGAAAAAGCAAAGCGTACATATACCGCTGATTACCGCTTCAGTGTGGTTTTTTCATGTGATGCACGGGATGATTTGGACTATATTGAAAAATCGCTTGCAGCATATGCAATCGAAGATGTCTTAGATGTTTTTGCAGATTCGCGTTTTAAAACAAGTAGCGGGATTAGAGTTACTGACAGAAATGAATCGTCTTATGAACAAGTCGATACCTATATCAACGGAGAGTTGGTTCACAAAAATGGAGAAAAGATTTCCTCTGGCGGGAGTAAACAGGATGTCAAACCGTCTGATAAAAATTTACAAGACGCTTGGAATTGTGCAACGGATGTTGTAGAAAGAGAACTATATAATTTTAGTAATGTTAAGGTTAGTTCATATGGAAATTCTACGGTCACATATACGGCGTCCACAGGTATATACACAATTAAAGGCACGGTTTCATATAAGAACCAGTTTAATGCGACGGTAAACAATAAGTTTACCGTACAATTAAAACTAACTGAACATGGTTATTCGGATTCTTCTATTCTAATATATTAATTGAATTCAGAAAACTAAACAGGCGGGGCTTTATGCTCCGCCCTTGTCATTCCGTCTTGCAGTACAGAACAAGGTCGTTTTTGTACCCCTCGAAAACGTCAATGCGGGTAATGTTATAGGTCTGCCCCTTGTAAACAATGCTGCAATTCGTCGTTATGTCCGTGCGGTATGCGATTTGGAACAATACTGTTTCCTGCGCCTGCGTCGTTACCCTGTATATCTCATTCCCGGAAAGTTGCCGAAAATACGCCCACACGGTCGCCACGGTCACAAGCTGTTTTATCCTGTTGCCGTATCTGTCAGTAACATAACGGCTTTCCTGTATTTCAATGCGCTTGTCTTTTAGCTTCATACCCTCGCCCCCTTATATTGCGCTTGTGTATTCGTTGTAATGCTCATACAGTCCGACGTAACAATCAAGCAGCGCCGCCGTTCCGTCAATGCGCTGTTTCGGCGATTGGTTCTTTATGGGAACTATGTTGCCGTTGCGGTCGGTTTGAATGCCCGTGTTTGTCAAGCACCATTTCAAAACCGGATTATTGTTGTATATGACTTTGTGCGCCTGCAAGTCTGCCCCTAACATCTGCATAGGCAGGGAAAGCGTCTTTGCGCCCTGTATGCAGCGAACCATATTAAAGCCCTGCATTTGCATTTCTTCCACGAAATACCGGGCGGAATAGCTGTCATAATACACCCATGCCGGGAACAGGTCGTATTGCTTCACGGTTTCCACGAACCACGCCGTTACATCGGAATAATTGATGCTGTTCCCGTCGCAAAGGCGTAACAAGCCCCGGTCGAACCATTTGTCATAGGGTATTTTGTCCTGTGTCACGCGCTCTTGCAGGCGGGCGGCGGGTATCCAGTACATTTGACAGATATATTTCCGGTCGTCGCCCCGCTTCATCAATAGCAGGCTTGCGCAAGTCAGGTCTGTTGTAATGGACAGGTCAACGCCGCCGATGCAGTACGCGCCCTGGAATGCTTCAATGTCAAAGGTTTCTGTATTGTTGATTTCATCAAAGGCAAGCCACGCCGTTTTAACGGTTTCCCGGACGTTAAATTCCTTGCACAGAACGCCGGACAGTTCGCCCCGGTTCTGCTTTGCCCGTTCCACCTTTTGCGTCAGGTCGTCTATTTTCTTGACGGCTCCTAACGCCGGATTTGCCTTTATCCATGCCGCCGGGTCTGTCCATTCGCTGCGGTCGTCCAATTCATACAGGACGGGCAGAAAATGGGGGTCTGCAATGGTTCCGTCCGCAACTTGCGCCGCGTAATTATACATATCGTCGAAAATACATTCCCGGACGGTTCCGGCGGTCGTTATCATAATTAAAAGCGGCTGCCGCCTTGCAGACATACTTTGCCGCATGACTTCATAAAGGTTTCTGTCCTTTACGCCGTGCAATTCGTCCATGATAACAAAGCTTGCGTTCAAGCCGTCCAACGTGTCAGAATTGCGGGCAAGGGGTTGAAACTTTGACATTGTGGGTTCATAATACAGGTCTGATTTCCGCTTTCTGAAATGCTTTGACAACGCCGGGGATTGCTTTATCATGTTGTGCGCTTCATCAAACAACAGGCGGGCTTGCGCGTATTTGGTCGCCGTGCTGTAAACCTCCGCGCCGCCCTCGCCGTCGCTTGTCAGCATATACAGGGCAAGCCCCGCAAGCAAAGTTGACTTGCCGTTTTTGCGCCCCACAAGGAAAAAGCTTTCCCTGTATTGCCTGTACCCGGTTTCACGGTCTATAAAGCCGAATAACGCCTGTATAAACGCTTTCTGAAACAGTTCAAGGGAAATACCCTGCCCCGCCCATTCGCCTTTAGAATGCTTGCAGAACCGTTCTATAAAGGCAACGGGGCGGTCTGCGCGGCTTTCGTCAAAAATATATTCCCCGGACGTTTCGGCGGTCGCTGCCGCAAGGCGGGCATATACCTGTTTTACCCGCCTTGAAGCAACGATTTTGCCGGATTGCAGCAGGCTGTTGTATTCCGTGATATAGTTCATACCGGGGTGTTAAAGGCGGTCAGGGGGTCAACGTCGTTTTCCGCCTGTTCCCGCTTCTCAAAGTCCGCGCAAAGCTTCAAATACTGTTTCTGTACGGGCAGGCATACCCGCATTAACCGGGTGTATTCGTCCGTGTCGCCGCATTTCCGGGCGGCTTCAATTTCTTTCTGCAAATAGACGATTTCCCCGAACAGGAAATTGATTTCCTGCCGCAATTCCTCGATATAGGTTTCATTCATGGTCGGTTTCCTCGCTTTCTTCTTTCATCAGGTCAAGCAGGGCAAGCTGCGCCGGAACATACGCCTGCAAAAGTTCCGCGCTTTCCTCGTCAACAAAGCATTCGTTCTTTGCTTCTCTATCCAGTACGGCGCGGAACCGGCGGACGGAATTGTAAAGGGTCACAATAGCGCGTTCCCGTTCTGCGTTATAGGCTTCATTAAAAGACTTTTTCATAATCAATCGTTCCTTTCTGATATAGATTTCCGTTTTCATCGAACGCAAGCCCCGCCGCCGTTGCGCCGCCCTGTCCGAAATGCTCTATGTTATGGCAGTTTTGGCAAAGGGCTTCAAGGTTTTCCGGGTTTAGGGCAATGTCAGGGTCTGTGATATTTTGGGCGGTCAGATAATGCTTGTGGTGGGCGATTTCGGCGGGCTGTCCGCAACGCTCGCAAATGTAATGCTTTGACATTAGGAACGCTTTGGACAGTTGCCGCCACGCCCGCGAATGGTAAAATTCGCGCTGCGTCATTCCGTCGCCCGTTCCCCGGACAGGGCTTTCAAAAGGCTGTCAATTACCCTTTGAACCTTGTCCGTATCGGAACTTTCGCCGTAATACCATAACCACAACAGGAACCGCCCCGCCGTCTGCGCCAATGGTGAAAACGTGCCGTCCGGGGACTGATACCCGGTTGTTGCTTCAAGATAGGGCGGGATAGCGGACAGTAAAGCATAAATCATGCCGTCGTTGTCGCTGCCGTCTATCCGTAAAATGTCGCGGGCTTCTTCAATCGTGAAAATCATTATGCTTTACCGTCCTTTCCGCCGTATTTGTCAGGCTGCGTTTACTTCCAGTTTGACAAACGCGCCCGGAACAATGGGCTTGGCGTCCGCGATGCAAAGCGCCCTGTAATCAATCAGTCCGCTTGTAAAACCGCTTTCCCGGCTAACCTCGATTGCCACGCCCTGCGGGATATTCACGCCGTAATAGCGGAAATTGCCGAACAGGATAGTTCCGGCGGGGATATTGTCGTCAAGGACGATTTCAAAGCCGAACAGACGGCGGTTGCCGCCGCGCTCCGCGTCCGTGAAGAAATAACGCCCGTCGCCGTCTTTCAGCGGGTACACGCTGCCGAACAGGGTTGCCGTGGACATTGCGAACTTTGCCCCGGCTGCATACCCGGCGGGCAAAAGCGCTACAAGGGAAAGCAGATTGTCAGCGGTCAGGGCGGCGGTCTGAATGCGGTTGCCGTTGTTCCACGTCACGCCGGACAGAATGCCCGTCGGCTGTCCGCTGCCCGTTCCGTTGACGATTGCCGCGCCGATTGCGTCCGCAATGCAGCTTTTCAGTTCGGCGGTCAGATAGTTTTCAAATGCTGCCGTGTCCATGCGCTTGACGGCGGCGGACAGGGAAAGCACCTTGATTAACTCGCGCCCGGTAAAGGTCACGGCGGCGGTCGTCACGTTCGTGCGGTCAACGGCTGCGCCCTCGGTATGCCATGCCGCCGCGTCGGTCGGGGTTCCCACGGGGACGGAAAGATTGTTCGGGACGGAAAACAGGCGGATTTCGTTGTAAAGCCCGTTCATGCCCCGCGCCTGCTTCACAACTTCATTCAAAGTCGTGGTCGGAATGACGGCGGCGGAATTGGACAGGGTGTTGAAAGCGTCGGCGCGTTTCTCCGCCTGCGCCGCTTCAAAGGCGCGGCTTTCGCCGTCGGTCAGTTCCTTGCCCAACAGGCGCTTGAAAAATGCGCTGCGGTATTCCGGGGCGTTGTGGGTGTCGGTGTTGATGCTGCCTTTCTCAAGGCTTGCGGTAATGGGATTGAACATAGTTTTTTCCTCCTCCTGCGCGTTTCGCGCTGTTACATGGGTCTGTGTGTATGCGGCATAGTTTACGATGCTGATTTCATAAACTTTGCTGATTTGGGTAATTGTGCGGGTCTGCGTCTGCTCGTCATAGTCCGCCGCGCCAATATCGAACGCAAAGGACATCTGCGACAGGTCGCCGCGCTTCACGGCTTCATATACCGCCCGCGCCTGCTCCGTGTCGGGTAGGGTCGCCGTCATTTCAAGCCCCTGTTCGGTGACGGTCAGGGCAAGGGTTTTCGGGCTTCTCGCAAGGGGTATCTGTCCGCCGTCGTGGTTGGTTATCAGAACAATGTCGTTCAAGTCCACGCCGCGCAATGCGTCAGGGGAAATAACCTCTGTCATTGTGCCGATTTTCGCGGGCTGATTGAAAACCACGGCAACGCCCGTCAGGGTCAGCGGCTTTTCTGCCGCCCGGACTTCATAACAACGGGTCTGTGTGTCATTCATCTGTGTTTACCTCGCTTTCTTCAAGTTGGTATGTGTCCGCCTTGTCAGCGGAAACATAGTTTAAGGATTGCAAACGCCTGTCGCCGTCCTCGACGGGCGGTAATGCCAACAGTTTACGGGCTTCATTGATAGTCAGAACGCCCAACGGCGCGGCTTCATGCAGCAGCTTGATTTTCGTTGCCGCGCTTGAAAATTCCATGCGTTCCGCCGTGAACAGGATTTCCGCGCCGCATTTCAGCTTAAATTCCTGTGAAAGCTGCATTGCGAACGGCTCCACAACGCTTTCATAGAACGCCGTGAATGCGTTTTCGTCATAGCTGCCGGAAATGATTTTCCCGTTTACGCCTAAATAGTCGTATATTTGGCTGTTCACGGCTTCAACCTGTTCTTGCGGGATTGTGTACGGGGTTACATTGGTCGGTACAAAGTCAAAGCGTTGGTCGGTCGCCGCAATGCCGCCGGAATTGGACGGGTTGAAATAATCCGAAACGAATTGTTCTTTTTTCCGTCTTTACCTGCGCCGGGTTGACAAGTGACGTGAATTTCAGAACGCCCCGGATGCTTGTGCCGTTCTTCACGCTTGCCGCAATGCCTTGTGTCAGGGTCTGCGCGGTATCAAGCAGCGGATATAACGGCGCGTTGTTATCGCCTAACAGGTCGTTTGTCAGGAAATGACGCCGCAAGTGTATAATGTCCGCATAGGGGAATGTCACCTGCTTGCCGTCCGGGAACAGGCATTCCATATAAACCGCGCCGTCCGTTCCGGGCTTGAACTCCACGGATTGCGGGCAGATAGGATAAACCGCCGCAACGCGCCCGCCGTCGTCACGGGCAAGCAGCATAAAGGCGTTGTTATGCGTGAAGTATGCCGCCGCCGTTTTATACATCAGGTCAAAGCCTGTCATATAGGCGTTCGGGGCTTCATTCAGCAGGGTTTCAAGCCTTGTGTCGCCGCTGTGCGCCTGCAATTTCGCCGTATGCCGTCCGATTGCGTCCACGGCTGCGCGGAACGCTGCGTTGCCGTATGCCGTCCCGGAAAAGGCGGTAAAGCCGTTGTCTATCTCTATTACCGTCTGCCCCTGCGCGGGCTTTCGCTTTAGCAGTCTGTCAAAAATGCTCATGCGCTTTCGCTCCTTTCAAAATGATTTTTTTCGTTCGGGGGAAAAATGAACTCCTGCGCCGGTGTCCTGCCGCCCCGGTTTTTCATGCTTGCCGGGGGGTGGTGACGGACGGTGACGGACAACAACAATCTTCCCCCGTAAAGGGTCAATTTTGAATTTCAAAAAGGTTGTAATTGGTGTTGTATCATAAAACTTGACACATCTCCTTCACGGGTTTATAAGAAAACAAGTGAAGATGGAGGTCAAAAATGGCACAGAAAAAAGTTTACGACAAAGAGTTT